CACATATTCGCTTCGCTTGTTTTGTTCTGATGCTAGGTTTCGGGAACGCTGCCAAACTATGGCTTTCGTCAAAGATTACTAGGTCGTAAATAGGTTTGTGTTTATGAAGTTGCTCGTAGTTAATTATTGTGATTGGATAGGTGTGACCTGCTGTGGCGTAGTCTTTCTCTATACTGCTAATTGCTTTTAGCTTAGTTACAAATAAAACATTTGAGTAATTACTGCCTATTGATAGTGCGATGTGGCTCTTACCAGTCCTCACTTCATAATTAAGTATCAACAAGCCTTTAGCCTTTAATATCTCGCCACCTTTAGTAACGGCTTCGGATTGGTATTCTCTTAGTTGAAACATATTAAAAAGGTGCTTCGGTTAATTTTAAATCAATAGAAAACCAACGCTCATGATGTGACTTTCCTTCGTTGTAATCATGGTTGACATAGACTGCATAACTTTCTACCCACTTTTTAAACTTTTTATTGGTTAGCCACTTCTTATAGTCTTGATACTCGTTGGTAAAGTTATCGAATATTGTAGTTTTATTTAGACGCTCGTTGTGCGCTATCGCTCCGTCCTTTGTCCATTCGTAGAACTCAAATGAAGTTTCTTTTATAAACTTTCTTACAACAAGGTTATTGAATTCATTTTGAACTAAGCCGTTTGTCAAATAATACTGCAAACAATTAACCATGTAGCTGTCAAACCTTGCCCATTCGCTTTCGCTCCAGTCATCAAATAGTAAATGACCGAAGTGGTCTAATGGTGTACGGTTTGCGCTAAAGTAGCTACTCATTTCAATCTCAAACTTTCTACGCTCAAATGAACCCCCAACGCCACCAACGGTGTAATTGGTTGTGATTAATATTTTCGGACTTTTTTGGATGGGTAGTTTAATCGCATCCTGTCCTTTGTACTCCAAAGTGATACCCTCAGTAATTAAGCTAAAAAGACTTTCAAAACTGAAGTTCTTTTTTACATCGTCAAACACCAATAGCTGACAATCGGTTGAAACGGTTTGATAAGGGAATGACTTATTAAATTCAAATGTCTTGCCGTCAATCATGCTGACCTTTTTCATTTTGGCTATGGCGTTCCAAAATAAACCTTTGCCACTTCCCCCATTCGGGTTCTCGCTTATTGTTTCATCATTGAAAATTATCGCTTTATTATTTGCGGAGGTCTTAAAAGTGTGCAGGAGATAACCAATCACTGACTTAAATGTGTTATACTTTTGGATGTCCTTGCCACTAACTAACCAGATGAACTCCCGAAAGATAGCTGGGTGATGATCCGTTTCAGTAAACTCACGGTTTATTATTTGGTTCTTCCAAACATATCCATCTAACTTTAGATAGTCAATTTGCTCTACTCCGTCCTTAGTTACTCTCAAAGCGCAGTTGGAATAGTAAATAAAGCATTCGGTTGGTGTATCTTCTTTTAGCTGAATGTCGGCAGACTTCAAAAAAGATAAATAGTTTGGTGTAAAAAATTGTGGATTTCCTGCAATGTAGTCATAAGGCTTCGCCCCTATTTTATCATTGCTCAATAAATAATCGAGTACAAAATCTTTGATTTTCTTTTCGTTGGTTTCTTCAATAAAGTTTTGCTCTTTACGAATAAAAGTGTAAGTGTTACCGTTAGCTGGATAGTACTTCATAAAGTTGTTTTGCTCGAGCCACCGTTTGAACTTTAGCGGACTTAACATTATTCGCCCTTTGTCGGTTATGTTCCAAAACTCATCTACTTCCATCGACCCCTTTACTCGTTCAATAGTTTCCAAGTCTTGGATTTCGATGTTATCACGTTGGAGCGATGCTTTGATTTGCTTTGGGTTCTTGCCACTTAGTATTTGCTTTTCAATAGAAGAACGGATTTGACTATCCTCAAAAAACCTACTGTTAAACGTATTCTTACCACGTTTATAGGCTGAATTACATATCTGCTCAATCTCACTACTATCAAAGTCGCTTTCTTCGTATTTCAATAGCTGTGATAGTGCTGTGTGCTTACTGATGCCAAAGTCATTAAAAGCCATTGCTAACTTAAACAAGTCATTGTTTCTGCTTCCGTTTTGTAAACTATACTTTTTATTGAACCATTTTAAAAGGTTATCTAATATTTGACTTTCTGAACTCATAGGTACAACAACATCAACGTGCTGTTTGCCTATTTCGCTATATTCTTCCAACTCAATCGCATCCCATTGAATAGCGTTTGTGTTGATGTATATTTCGGGGTCATAACTTTCAAAACAAAATCGGCATATATCTTTGCAAGACTTATCGAAGTTGGCGCAATTAAAATGACTTTCTAAAGCGTTAAAATAAAGGGTAAAGTTTTCCGCATCCTTTGGTATTTTAACCAATGCTTTTACACCAAGTGCTGAAGGAGAAATAAAAGCAGCATAAACAAACGGTTCATTACTTAGTAGCTTCTTATATTCTACTGCTTCGGCTTCGGTTTTGAATTTATCAAAGTCAAGTATTAAGAACCCCGAAGGTTCGATTAATCCACTTGCTGACCTTGTGGTGAATGTGCCATTAAAGCAAACACCTGGTAAAGACTTCTTGTCTTTTTCGTCTTTTGTTTTCCGATACTTTAGGACTTTATCTTTGCTTTCGCCTTGTTTAATTCTGTTTAGGCAAAAGTCAACTGACCTTTGGAAAGGGTTGGCAACGTCTGTTACCGATTTAAATATTGAAACCATAGTAGAAAAAAAGTGCCCCAAAGAATACAAGTGATGGAAGCACAAGCAATCGATGGGGCAATAAGTTTATAATTGTATCTTCCATATACAGTGGCAAAAATATAAATCAATAATTAATAAACAAACTATTTGTAAAATATATTTTTTGCGGCACGTTTGCGCCAATTTAACAAATTCATAAAATATTGATTTTCAAACACTTAAGTAGTTTTGCGCCAATAATCCGATTATTTTCGGGAAAACCTCTGGAAAAAACGTATTTTTTAAAAAACGTGATTTCTATAAAAGAAAATAGAGAAAGTAAGTGAATAATTGGCGCAAATAAAAAACCCCCGATTTCTGGTCGAGGGTTATTGCATGGTCAAGTAATCAATGATTAATACTTCACCTTAATTAAGTCCGTAAAATCTTTCTCTAATTCTAAAACCTTATCAATAGGAAGGAAAAACATCCGCTCGTTGATGCTGGTCACGGCTCTTATTTTCTCATCGCTGTTTTGCATTTCGGCTCGGATTACCTTTTGGCTTTCTATACCAACGTACGAAAGTAATTGATTAACTCCAGTAGTGTAGGCCACTTTCAAACGGTGCAGCACGTTTTTAACTCCACTACTTCCGCTTAGTTTTAAATAGTATTCATGCTCGATGTTTAGCATCTTTGAATAATATAGCTGTCTAAAGATTGACGCTGTCAGTTGGTTGAGGTGTTGTTCCTGTTGCTGTGTCATTTTGTTTGGCTTTTAAAATTTGGTTATAATTCTCAATAATGTGTCTTAATTCTTCAAAACAAATGTTTAAAGTTTTTCGTATCTCTTCCCAGTCGCTGCCAACCTTTCGCATTTCAAATGCTTTTTTGTTTGCTATCAGTTCAACATGGTATGGCTTTGTGAAGTCTCGTCTGTAACTCATTTGATTATTTTTTTTGGTTAATTAAATACTCTCCCCATTGAGTTGCCATTGCTTTGGCTATTCCTGGGAAAGTTTTTGAACGCATTTTGCCAATAAGTTCTTTATTGTACATAAACGCATCAGCATACCATTTTGGTTGTTTCTTTTTTTTACCTGTTTTTTTATCTACCCACTCAAAAAACTCTCCTTTGTTAGTATGCGTTACCACATCATCAAACAAGTTAGGAGTTGCATTATGATACAATGGTGGTAAGTTTTTAAGCCATAAACAAGTGGTTTTTTGAAACTCATCACCAAAATAATAAGGCTGAATAACCTGGTCGGGCTTTCGGTAGATTTTACTCATTATTCCGATAGGGTTTTCTATTGCAATGTGTTTTATCGGTGCATTAACCATTTCCATAAAAAAGTCTATACCTTGCTGTTGCCGTCCGTCTTTTCGCTTTTGTTCAAACCAAGCTGCACCACTAACGGCTAAATGGGTGCAAGGTGGAAAACAAATCATAGCATCCCATGCGAGTTTAATTACTTCAAAAATATCTGTTTGGTAATGCCATTCGGGATGACCTCCGCTACATTCTTGAATGTCGCAACTAAAAGCCTCAATGCCTAGTTTACGAAGTTCAATAGTAACGGCTTGACTTTCTTCGCATCCGACTAATACCCTTACCGTTCTCATTTGACTTGCAGATTTTGCTTTTCAATAATAGTTGCACCCTCAACTATCACACCGCTTTCAATATCGCTTTTAATGGCTGTTTTGTTCACCGTTGGTTTGTAGTCAAAGTATTTAGCATCCAAAAGACTTTCATCGCTAATATGCACCGACTTTGAAGCACGAAACGACATTTTGACTAATGGTGTCTTTACTTCCGTTAATTCGTATTTTTGCATGGCAAATCCGATAGTTTCTTTCAGTTTAGCTGTTGCACTATCTATGCCGTCTTTCATTGCCTTTAATCTTTTTATTTCAGCGTCAATAGCTTTGCTGTCTGCTTCGTTGGATAGTATCACCAATCCGTAGTTAGCCGATTTCTCGGCTAACTCGGTTTGAGTAATTGCTAACTTGTTGAACAATTCGTCTGTAATTTCGCCTTGTGATGCAATTAGTTCATCGTTTATGGCTTGTAGTTCTCCGCTAATGTGGTATAGGCTTCGCATTATTTCTTCACTTTTAGGTTAACTAATTCGTTTTCCATTGGTTCGAGTAGTTGAAACTTCTTTTTAACGTCCTCGATAGTTGCTTTGCCTTGCAGCAATGCATTTGTTACGTTAGTGAAATCAATCGTGCCACGTTCTAAGAATGGTTTGGTAACTGGTTTAGGCTGTGAAGCTATATTGCCATCATCATCATCTGCGCCCACGTTTAGAAAGGATTGCATTCCGTAACGTCTTGCGTAAGTAATGCCGCTCCCCTGCGCTTGTGCATCATCTTTTTTGCCAAATAGTATTTCAGTTTCGCAACTCATCCACTCGCCACTTTCGTGTATTAAAATAGTTTCAACATAATTCTTTCCATCAATAGTTATTGTTGGCTGTAATAGTGTTATGCCGTTGGCTTGAAGCGATGGCATACACGCCTCACGAATAGAGTTAAGGTCTGCGTACTTGCTTTTGAAAAATGGATTTTTAGCATCCTTAATCGCTGTTCCCATTGCGCCCTGTGCTTTTAATAAAGCGGAGGCAATCTTTGTAATTGTTGGTGATGTTTTCATAGGTTTATTTGGTTTGGTTTAAAATTAAAATGGAAGGTCGTGATTATCATCAGTTGCACTCGCTGACGTTGCTGGTGCTTTGTAATCGCTTTTAGGTTGCCATTCGTTTAGCACCGCATAATGTGTATTGCCATTCTTGTCGGCTTCTTTTCTGCGAAGCAAATCAATGTTCACATAACCTTTGGCGTTGGTGTGTTTGTTTAGTTCTTCGATTAATGTTTTGGCGTTAATTGATACGCTCACCACTTCACCGAATTTGGTTTCTTTGACTTTGATAAATAAGCCGTTGATGTAGGTTTTGTCTGACATTTGTTTATGGTTTAATTGTTAAAAAAGAAATCGAATTGACCGTAATAGAAATCAACTGCAATTCTTACGTTGTAAGATTTTGCTTTATTGATTATATCGCTTAGGCTGTGCGAACTTACCCACGTTTTGCATTTTGGTTTAGCGTAGTAAAATTCAACATTTGAGCAACTTACTATTGGCGTAAATTTATCGCCTAGTATGTCTTGAATGATTTGTAGTTTGTTCATAGTGGTTTGGTTTAGTTGATTGCAAAAATATAAAAATAAATTAAAAGTGAAGTTTTTTTGAAGATTATTTTTAGTGGGCAAAGTTTCATATTGTACTTATTTTCATTTTGTCAAGTTATAAGTTTACTTTTTAAATCAATTTGTCAAGTTATAGGCTGACGAAAAACGGCAGCTAACAATATTTTGCCGTTAGCAATCAAGCTCACGTTCCGGCATTCTACCGTTCTTAATAAAGAAAATATCTTGACGTTCTTCAGCAATGTCATCGCTGTCTTTGCCGTTCTCAATAGCTTCTTCAACTTGCTTTAATTCGGTTGGACTTTTTACTTCTGAGATGGTTACATCTTGTAACCACTTAGTTACGTTGTGCAGGAATAGTTGCTTTTCGGCTACTTCGTACCATCCGCAGTAAAGGTTGCCATTTAGTTCGATTTCAAATTTTTTCATAGTTTGGTTTATTTGTTTAGTTTTGCATTAATACTTTTTCATAGGGGTATTTGGTTAAGAATTTGGGCGGCTGGTTACCGCCCTTTTTTTTTATATGCCTTTCAACCAACAAAGCAAAGCAATACCTCCGCTTGTTACTGCGGCATAAATAAGTAATTGAATGACTGGGTTTACCTCGTTCCAATTCTTTAGGATGTGCAGGATGAAATTCATAGTTTCGATTTTTTAAAGTTATCTAATATCTCCATCGCTGTTCGTGCGCCTTGCTCCATCATTGGTAGCGTTTCGGGTAGCCATGGATTGCCTGTGCGATGCTTTTTAGCCGCTAGTATTCGGCTATTAAAATAAGTCAAAGCCATTTCGACTTCACTTTCTGTGCGGTCTTTCAGGTAGCTGTATGCTTCGATTGTGTTGCTCATTTTGTAGAATTTAAGAAGTTTAACCATGCTGTCTTTGCCTCGTTGCGCATCTCAATCATTTGCTTAATTGCTTCATGCGCTTTCTTTGTTTTGCCGTTTAGAATATTATAGACGGCTGTTTCGCTCACGCCTAATGATTTCGCTACTTGTGCGATTGTGACGTTGTACTTTGTCAAGTCTGACCAAAGTTGTTTTAGTTGTTGGTTAGTTAGCATTGTTTAGTTTGTTTATGCGATTAGAAAATATTTGCAGTTCGCGAATTGCGATTTGGTTTAGGATGTACACCCCTTGTATGTATTTGTGGTGCATCTTGTCTTTTAGTGCTTGGTTTGTTAGGCGTTGCACTTTGTCACGCCTTGATTGTAGTTGGCTCATAGTTGGTTGGTTTTTGATAGTAATTAGATATTGTTTAATAATTGTTTAGCCTCGTTTTGTCTTACCGTTTCTGCTTCTGTCAAGATAACTGCGAAAGAGCGTATTTCGTAGTATTCAACAACTCGCTCAAGTTGTGCTTCTGTCATTTGTAGTAAGTCTGTGTTAGTGTTTTTAGTGGTTTTCATAGGTTTGTTTTTGGTTTGGTTTGTGAGGTTGATAGGATGCCTCGCCCCTTTTTATTTCATATTTTTCCGCTTATTTCTATTGCGTTTCCGTATGTATTATTTTTATGCCCTTTAATGCCTGATTTGTAAAAATTGTAATAGCTATCATAATAAGCAGTTACACCGTTTTTATCAAAACTCCTCATTGCTGTTGCTGTAAATGTGTGTGTTTTAACTTCGCAAACAACTGCTGTTTCAATTTTGCCATTTTCATTGAATGTGATTGTGTTTCCTACTTGTACGTTTTCAAAAGTTTTCATAGCTTGTTTTTTGTTTTGGTTAATAATTATAGTGCAAATATAAATGCACTTTTTGAATAAAAAAACATTTTCCAAACTTTTTTTAAACTTTTTTTTGCGAAAAAAGCAATTACACAATGAAAAACGACTAAAAAAATACCCTAAAAAAAATAATTATTTGGCTAAAATAACCGCAGTTACGCCCAAAATAACGCCCAAACCTACACCACCAACACCCCATCCAACCGACTTTATTAATGTTTTCCGCTTTTGTAGCTTTAGTTGCTTTCTTAATTCGTTGCGGTTATCAATAGCCACATCCTTTGCCAAAGTGAGTAGGCTTATTGTTTCGTCTTTTAAGGCTATAACCGTATCAAGTGAAGCAATATATCTACGTGAAACTAAAACAACGCTATCTGCCACGCTAATGACTTTATTCGAGTGGTTTAGTTCCGCTTTGTTCCTATCGTTTAGTTCGATTTGTTTAATCAAGTCAATACGGCTAACTAAAATGCTATCTGATTTGACTTGCCCATATACTTGTGAGGCTGTCATCAGTAACATTAAGGTTACGGTAAATAACTTTCGGTTTAACTTTGCGAAGGCTGTCATAAGAATATTGTTTTAATTCTAAATCGTGTTTCAATCCTGTCGCTTTCTTAATCGCTTTTAATTCCTTGGCTTGGCTAACATCAATCGCACTTTCTAAGCGTTCTATTTCTTCGTTTTGTTGCTCGATTAAAATATCTCTTGCATCCATTTCAGCTCCCTTTTGCCCACCGCAATAAGATAGACTGGTCAATACCAATATCAAAAGAAACATGGCGTAGATAGCCACTATCCAAGGGTGTTCTCTCATTGTTTATTCCTGTAATGTGTTTTACCGCCAATCTTAACGGCTTCTAAAACTTGTTTTCGGTTTACTTCGTTTGCCCTCAAAGAAACGTGAACCCATGCAGGTTCGTTGCTATCTCCGAACTCCCACAAAAGTTGGTCAAATTCTAAGTTGTTTTTAATGTAGTTAAATATCTCGCTATTCTTTACGCCACCGAAAATATCTGCATCAATATCAATAGCGCAACCGTTGCAATGGTCACTATTAATCGAACCGCCTATCGCTTTGTTTATTTCTTTGGAGCGGAAAAAAGAACTAATACCAATCGGTTTGCCAAAGTGCTCACGAACTTTATCAAATACATTTGTGGCTACGTTCTTCATGGCTACCAACTGCCCATCATCTGGTATGTTGTTAATCTGTTTGCGAATAGCATAATCGCTTTTCGTTGCTTCTTTTAAACTAACATATTTGCTTATCTGCATAGTTATTCCGATTTGCGTTCCAACATATTAATCAAAGGCTTTAGAATGTCCAAGTTAGTAACGCCTTTTATATTCTCTCTCACGCTTTGCAATTCACTAACCGCAATAATAGCCACAACCGCTTTCACCATAAAGTCGGCATCGCCATAATAACCGCCAATCACGTGAGCGATTAGTATGGCTAAAAAGTAAGATAGCACAGCATAAAACTTTCTTATCATTTTATTGGATGTAATTAACTCTGCCTTTGTCTTTGCCGACATAATGCCTGTAATAAAGTCAATTAAACTAACTGCACCCACAACGAACAATGTTGATTGTAATGGTGCTAAATAAGTTAATACTGCCGCTAAAGCCAGTCCACCATATTTTGAAGAAAGTAGTTTGAAGTCTATCATAAATTATCTACGAATGTTTGAGGGTCAATAAAGTTTTCCTCCGTTACGGTTTCGCTGTATGCCTTTATCGCATCCCATCCGTTCCACCAATAGTTTATAATCAAAACCGCTTCATCAAAATATTCGTTTTCGCTGTCGGCTAATACTGCATTCAACTCCCATTCACCTACATAATCCGCATTAAACAATCTACGTTTAAATTCTTCCTCATGCAAGGCGTTTATTTCTGCAAGGTGCGCTTCTTTATTCCATACTTTTGGCAAAGATGCTAAGTAAGCATCAAGTTCTTCTTGGCTTACATTTCGAGTTCCTTGTTCGTCTGATAGTATTGGCATCTTACGTCAATTTTGTTTTAGTTACAACTGCGCTATCGCTTGTGTATATTAGACCTGAGCTACTTAAACCCATACTAATATACAAGTAATGTTGAGATGTAGTATTAATAGTAATAGTTGTTGGTGTAGCTGCCGTTGTTTCATCATTTAGGGTCGTTGCATTTGAAGCAAGAAAAGAAATAGCACTTCCACTCGCCCCACCAACTATGTTGATATTTCTCACAAATGGGATACGGTTATTATTCGATATTGTATAAGTGGCTAACAAAGATTGTTGACCTATGCTATTTGCACCAACTGCCCCATCAATAGGTGCGGCTGTTGTACCTATTCTTATTCTTATTGTTCCAGTTGCAGCACTCATTCTTGCCCATACAAAGAAACGATACAAGTAATCAAACGAGTTTACGTCTAATGCGATAATGTCTAAAGCCCTTTCGTTGGTTGTCCCTGTGAATGTGAGAAGTGAGCGTTTGTATGGAATGCTTATCGGAAGTAAATCTTGTTTAGTTGCTAATCCATCAACTAACGCTTTTGTGTTTGCGTATGTTGTTGTACTTGAGGCTGTAAAGCTATCTGATTTGTTCGCTACGTTTTCGGGAGTAAATCCTAAAGCCGTTGCGATTGTTTTATTTTTCCATAGTTGTGTTGAACTTTCATAAATCAAAGCATCATTATTCGCTAAAGTTCCAGTGTTGATGTAAACATTATGCAACTCGTCCAACTCCCAACCGTTCATAATCTTGACATAAATCTTGCCGTTGTTAGCGTGTGCATATTCTACATAACCAATGATAACGATATGCCCTGTCGCTCCTGTTGGCTTTACGTTTGTCATTCGCCCTGCTACCGTTGGACTTAAATAAAGTACATCGCCATCTGCCCACGTTTCGCCCTGCAAACTTCCAGTCGTGTTTATACCTTCTAATTGCCCAACGGTCATAATAAACCCTTCTTGATTTGCTGCTATTGTTTCGGTTACAACTCCGAGCGTATCTGCGCTGTTGTTATCGTTGTTCGCTTGTGCTAAATCAACCGCTAGTCTTTGACCTTGCGCTCCCGATATTTTTACCACTTGATAAGCGGCTTTAGTTAGTGTAGTGTTCGGTGAAACTTTATTGACCACCCTAGCTACTAAGTCAACGCCATTCTTCAAAGTTACTGAACCGCCTTTTAGAAGCGTTTGCGAACTTCCTAAAGTGTTATTCCATTCTGTCATCCCAACGGCTAATGTTCCATTCGGACTTACATTTAACGCTACTTGGTCTGCAATTAAATTGTAAGTACCTAAATCAACATTCTGTGTTGCACCTGTGTATGGCACTAATCCGCTTATTGAAGGAATGTCGCCAGTAGTCGCAATGGTATAACTCCCTGCGGCTTTATTCGGGAACTCTAATATAATCCCAGTAGTAGTTGCGGCTGTGTTCTTTAAAGTGCTTTCGTGTGTTCCGTTGCCTAAACCTAAAGAACCATCAGAAGCTATGTAAGCATAAGTGTCATTTGCATCATTTGCCGTTCCAACATAGCTATCTGCAACTTCGCTATAAATCCCTGCCGTATCACCTACGGTTATCATGTTCGTTGTTATACTCCCCTCGTCTGTTACTTCTTGAAGTGTTGGAACACTAGCAACTTGCAACGCCCAAACTGCCGCACTTGCTGTTTCGTCACTACATACATAAACATCTCCATTGTCTAAAATCCATCTGCTACCAATTACAAAGCCTTTAGTAATGTCATCGTTAACCGTTGGTGTAAATGTGAAGTTATGGCTCACTTCTCGAATGGTGAAGCCATCTTGTTGCATGGTGTACAAACGCCCTGCTTCCCATTTCAATTCATAGTCTAATGAACAAACTAGCGCAACTCCTTTAGCACCCCCATTTCCTGCATCGGTTAATCCCTTTCTTATTCTTGAGTAATTATCAAATTGTATTTGGTCGCCATCTGAAATCAATATATCTTCTCCATCTGTAGTATTGCCCTCTACTAAAACTTCGTTTAGCGTTTGATTTCCACCGCCACCGCCTTGCACCTGCACCCAATCACCTTGCTCGTTTAGAAAGTAATCATCTTCGCCACTTGGTGAGATACCTAAACAATCTTTGACTTCTTCGCAAATATTACTAGGTAGTTGAGTAGCTGGGAAAGTCAAAACAAGCGAAACGCTTTTTGTTTCCGCTTGGATAGTTGTTGCGCTAAAGGTACAAACTATGTCAATTATCATTGCTAACCGAGTTTACTACATCACATAATACAATGTCGGTTATCTTGTTGACCTTAAATCCTGCGTCAAAGTCAGCATCATCTACTTTAGCCACTACTTCAGCATAGACACGACCTGCAATAAAATTAGAACTTGCACCCAAAACAATCGCTTTGACCTTACCTAACAAACTGCTCACCACTTCCATCTCGGCAAGTGCTATTTCAACAAGTATGTTTTCACGCCTTTGATATAGGTACAAAATAACGTCTTCGCAGTTACTTATTTGGATAGGGTCGCCATCTTCACCAACTAACTGAATGTTAATGGTCAAGTCTTCACCCTGCACTAATTGTTTTACTGCTCCCATATTATCCGTCTGTTGTTTTCGTCAAAGTAATATTTTCTATTTTTCACACCTGCACCAATAATGCTGAACGGCAATTTGGTTTTCACTTGTTTGCAAAGCGTATCACGCTCGTAAACTACGCCATCAAGTGTCCAATTAACATCGTTTAAATAATTAATCATTTCGTTTGCGTAGGCTGATGTTTGACCTGCTATTGAGTTTAATAACTCCGCACGTCTTTTGTCGCTTACTTGACCGAAACCTTCTTGTTGAAACTGCTCTAAACCCCATTGTGTACCATGCAAACCTAAATAAGGCATGTATCTTTTCATGGTGCAACCTGCTAACCAACGCTTGACAAATACATTGTAGAAGTTCATCAACTCATAATTACCCCAATCTGCGCTTGGTGGTGCTTCATTTACTGCGATGGCATCTAAAGCGATGTAATAAACACCATTATAAAATACTTTATCACCCTCAACATACGTTCTATTCGTTCTGTATTGCTGTGGGTTCGCTAGTATAGCGTTATTAATATCTTCGATTAATTCTTTAGGTAGTTCGTTCTTAACGTCCAACGTCTGCGCTAATATCACTTGTTGCTCTATCTGTGCTGTTGGTGTATTCGGACTTAACACCGCAAAGAACGGAGTAATATCCACTACGCTTATCCATGCTTTATTATTCGGGAACATTTGGCATATTTATTTGAGTGTTAACAATACCATACTCG